GGCTACCCCTAAGGGCGTGAAGCTTCCTGAATATGTGGCTGGTTCGAAGTATGCCGGCAAGGCGAAGCCCAAGACTGGACTCGGCAAATGGATTTAAGCGAGCACATCGAAACCGTGAAGCTCCATGTCCGGTCTCTGTGCGACCGGCTTACGGGCGTCACTGTCCTGAACGACAAAGACCGCGCATCCCTCGCCGCTGTCATGCTTTGGTGCGACCGACTTGCGGAGCGTTGCGAAGTCATGGCCGAGGCACGCGGCACAAAGGTTGCGAAGTGAGACACGAGACTCGTAAGCGCGTAGCGAAGAAGCGCCGCATGAGGGCCAATCGTAGGCTTTGGCGTGCAGCCGAGGCGTATAACCCATCGTTGTTTTTTGTGTCCGACCTTAGGTTGATAGGGAATCTATTGTGTCGCTGATCCTAATCGCGCCTCCCAAGAATGCCGAGCAGGGCATGAGGGACACGACGATTATACGCCCAGGCGGTGCAGCGCCCCTAATTCAGCCCCATTGCCGTAAGTGCAATCTGCCCGTGGAGTCATTCGAGGTGGACCCGGTATCGAGCTATTTTTATTGCTCGATTGAGGCCCAGTGCCACGGCGTGACTAGCGGCATCCGGATTCCGGCAGAACAGGCCGTTCGCGGTGGAATGGTCTGGTTATTTTGAGCACCCTAACCTCACTCGATGGTCGCGAGACCTTTTGGGAGCCGCTCCCGCGTCAGGAGGTGGCCCTTTCGTGTCCTGCGTTCGAGGTTCTGTTCGGCGGTCAGAAGGGCGGCGGCAAGTCTGATGTGCTCATCGCCAAGCCAGTCGAGATGATTGCGCTTGCGCATCAGATTTGGCTCGAGACTGGCGTTAGGCAGGAACGATGCCGAATCGTGGTGTTCCGCAAGCAGCTCGGACACCTTACGGACCTCATCACGAGGGCCAAAGAGATTTACTCCCGCCTTGATCCAAGTGTCGGAATCAACGGTTGGAACAAACAAGAAAAGCGGTTCACGTTCTCCAGTGGCGCATTTGTGGAGTTCGCCCACCTGGAAGGTCCTGACGACCATAGCGGCTACAACGGTCAGGAGCTCCGCGGCATCTGTATCGACCAGGCGGAAGACATCTCTTTCGAGGTTGTGCAGTTCCTTAAGGCTCAGGTCCGAACGTCTGACCCGCGCTATCAGGATTCTCTCTTTTGCTTCTACACTGCTAACCCAGGCGGCAAGCATTCGGATTGGGTCAAGACCTATTTCGTCAAGTCGTGTCCTCCGAACAAGATTGTCACCCAGGAAATTACTCTGAGGGACGGTCGCACGAAGACCACTACCAAGGCTTTCGTTCCTAGCAGCCTAAAGGACAACCCATATTTGGACCGCGACGGCGCCTACGAGGCGAACCTCCGTACGCTCCCCGCTCATATGCAGGCCATGTATCTGGCCGGGGATTGGGATTGCGTCATTGGGGCCTTCTTCGCCTATGTGCTTCGCGCTGAGATTCACTTTGTCCCGTCCTTCCCGATTCCAGACTCCTGGGAGATCAAAGGCGGCATGGACTGGGGCGCTACCGCTCCTGCCTCTGCGCACTGGGGCACGAAAGATGAGGATGGGAACATCTACATCATCGACGAACTCTACGGTCCTGGCATCACGGGCCGGACGTTTGGCGAAAAGGTCGTAAGCAAGTTTAGGAACCAGAAGTGGGGCCTTCGTAAGCGCTCGCTTGACGAAGTTTACTTCCTGCTGGACTGGCAAGCATTTGCGCGCAATGGCTCGGACGGTCTGTCCCCTGGAGACGGCCTGATCGCATCCGGCTTGCGCATCTTCGACGCCCAGAAGGACCGAACTGCGGGGATGGAGCAGTTCCGAGAGCGTCTCCAACTGCGACCCGTCGTGATAGACGGCGAAACGCAGATGCTACCCAAGTTGTTCATCTTCAAGGACCGCTGTCCCGACCTGTGCCGCACTCTCCCGGCGCTCATGGGCTCCAAGAACGACCCAGACGACATCGATACCAGCCAGGAAGATCACGCTTACGATTCCGTGCGCTATCTGCTCATGGATTGGCCGGTAGATACCAGCGCGAAGCCGAATGACAAGGATGCTGACGTTGCCCGCTGGCTTCGGCTGGCGAAGATGCGTCAGCGCGAGGCAAAGGTTGAACGCTACATGCAAGGTGGATACGGATCATGACCGCTACGACCGATACTGACGGTTTTGTCTCATCCACGGATGACCCCAACAAGGCAGGGAGCGAGTTCGTTCGCCTTGGTGGCCAGAAGCACGCGCCCACTGCCGAACGCGCAGACATTCCTAACGAGGCCGTGAACCTGTGTCAGTTCTTCAGGAAGGAAGAACTGAAGAACATGTCGAACAAGTGTCTAGACGATTATTCGTCTGACGTTCGTTCGCGCACGCCACGCATGAAGAAGCTCAAAGAGTTCATGGAGCTCTATTCAAGCGTGATGCGGGCTAAAAGCTTTCCCTTTCAGAATGCGGCTAACGTAAACCTTCCTGTGCTCACTGGTCCCTGTCTCCAGGTTCAGGCTCGGCTCTATGACATGGTCTGGCCGGCTAACGGTAAGATTCTCTACTCGTCGCCGACCAATCCTAGCGATACCTATCGCGCGCAGACGACCGAGCTTTTCGCGAACAGCTACATCCGCCGCAACATGCCCGAGATGGGCGTTGGCATGGATGACACGATGGCCCAAGTGGTCATCTACGGGTCAGCCTTTCGTCGCACCTATTGGAACACTTACGAATGGCGTGTGTGCTCTGACTGGATTCCTATCGAAGACTTCGTGGTGGCTCACTCGGTTCGATCGCAGGACCCGAGCATGCGGGATGTCCCGCGCTATACAATGGTCCAGCATCTGACTATTTTCGACCTCGAGCAGTACGGCCGCGATGGCGTCTTCGATAACGTCGATGGCATACGAGCTGGCGAAGGTGACGAAGAGAAGGACGGCAAGAGTGACCTTCGTTCGACCATCGACAAGGTAGACGGCAGCACGGCACCGGGAGGCGACGGCTCCGAAGAGGATAAGACGCGCCAAGTCCTGGAGATGCACCGTATGTGGCGCATGCCGAAACAGGGAGGCAAGAAGTCCCCTGAGTGCTTCGATGGCAAGCCGCATCCTGTGATCGTAACCATCGACGCAGCTTCTAAGCGCGTTCTGCGTTTCGTGGTCCGCGAAGAAGAAGACCCAACCGACTCCAAGCGGTTCCAGCGTGAGAACGCGCCCTATCAGGACTATCTAATCAAGCAGTCGGCATACGAGCAACAGGTGGAAGTAGTTTCTAAGGTAACAGAGGCCGCGCGGGCCATGGGCAAGTTCATTCCGCCCAATATCATGCCGCAAGCGCCCCAGGAAATCCCTGAGCCTAAGCCTCAGCGTATGCGCGCTATCTGTTTCTTCACGCACTACCGAGCTTTCCCCTCCGAGGGCTTCTACGGCCTTGGGTTCGGCGACTTCATTGGACCTCTGAATAAGGCCGCTAACACGCTACTTAACCAGCACATCGACGGCGTGACCTTGCGGAACGCTAAGCCGGTGTTCATGTCTCGCCAGCTTCAGATGCAGCGCGGGAGCATCAATATCCAGCCTGGCGAAATCGTCGAGGTGGACGGGCCTACGTCAGCCCTGAAAGAGGGAATCTTCTTCCTTGACCCGCCGCTGAATGACCCATCGACCATGGGATTGGTCGAGATGATTGCTAGCCAGGGCGATAAGGTCGCTGGCTCTGGCGACATCATGTCGGGTGATACCTCGGGCGCCAATCGGACGGCCAAAGAGATTCAGGTACTGAACAGCCAGGTCATGATGCAAATCAGCATCCTTGCCAGGCGCATTAAAGAAGCCTTCAAGCACGAACTGGATAAGATTTGGCGATGCTTTGGCGTCTTCCTTGAGGACGAGGACATCGCCGACATCATCGACGAGTCTGGAGCGCCGCAGACCATCAAGATTGGTCGTTCGATGTTCGTGCCTGACGCTCACGTCATGCCGGCGGTAGACCCGCGCATGCAGTTCGAGAAGATTCAGGACCAGACGCAGCTCTATCAGCTCATCTCGACGAATCCGTACATCCAGCAGTCAGCGAACGCGCCTCAGATCAATATGATGGCGACTGTGGACCTTCTGCGAGCTCACGGCGCAGAGCGGTATATCCCCCTTATTGCCCCCGGGGGGGGGGCGGGGCGCGGGGGGGGCGCGGC